GAAAAGATGGATTTAGATATTGTTTATGAAGATGATGATGTTATTGTTGTAAATAAACCTAGTGGTATGGTTGTTCATCCTGCTGTTGGTAATACTAAACATACTTTAGTTAATGGATTAATGTATCATTCTAATTGTTTAAGCAGTGTTAATGGCAGTTTTAGACCTGGTATAGTCCATAGAATAGATGCTTATACAACAGGTTTATTAATGGTTGCGAAAAACGATAAGGCACATGAGTTTTTGGCTAAAGAGTTGAGTGAACAAAAAGCTCATAGAAAATATATTGCTTTAGTTTGGGGTGTTATTAAAGAAGATACTGCGACAATAGATGCACCTATTGGTAGAGATTTAAATGATAGAAAGAAAATGGCTGTTATTGGAAGTGGTAAACATGCTGTAACTCATTTAAAAGTATTAGAAAGATATGAAAAAGCTACATTAGTTGAATTAATATCTATATCTTCAGCAGAATTAATTGAATTTATTTCACTATTTACTTGGTCTATTTGATTTTGTTTCATTAACAGTTGTTGTTGTAATAATTGTTGCTCTTTCAACAGTTTCTGTTGACGTATCTTCTTTAATTTAGCTTTAAATGTCATTATGCTATCTGGATACAATTCAATATAGTCATCTGTTGTTATATCTTGGTCTGCTTTCATCTTATCCAATAATTGAATGCTTAATGATTCACTCCACATTCCACCAGAACCTACTTCTATATTTAATGAGAAATTAATATCTTTATATTCTGCACCGTTCATTTGTGCTGCATACACTTGATTATCTTCTTTATAACCAAACATTCTTCCATCGTTATAGTAATATTTAAAGAATTGTTCATAGATTCTTCCTTTTTTCTTGTATGCTCTATAAAATTTCTTTTGATACATTTCTACTGGTTTTTTAGCTTGGTTTTGTAATGCTATAATTGCAGATGCTGCCATGTTAGCACCTAATACTTCACCTGTTACCACTTCTGTACTTCCACTTGATGATCTAGTTAAATCTATCAATGTGTTAGTCAATGTTAATGCTTGTGAATTAAATCCTGGAGTTTCTAAGTATTTAGCACCCCAGTTAGCACCTTTAGTAGTATCTGTTATTATTTCACCAGGTTCATTTGTTATCATTTGTCTAGCTAAAGCATTTGCTTTTTGTATCATTTTTGGCCAAGCAGTTTGCTGAACACTTAATAACATCATTCCTAAATTAAAGTTTACTGCTTTATTGTTTGGAATTGCTTGTTTAACTTCTCCAATGCCATAAATACATCTTTTTCTATTTTTATGTGATTGTACTACTATCGGATATAGTTGCTTATTGAAATAATCATAACCATCAATTCTACTTGGTTCATTTATTTCTTCTGGATCGACATTATCTGAATTTAATTTAACTTTCTCTTTGCTAGGTTCCCAATATGTTGCTTCTTGAATAACACAGTGCTTAGTTGATTTTTCCCATACAACTTTACCATTTTTTCTTGAATACTTTGTTAAAACTGTACATACATTCAGATTATCTAATTCTTCTTCTTCTAAAGCATTATCTGGCTTGATATTTTCCCAATTTTTAGCTTTGTTTTTCTTTGCCAAAGCTTTTACACTATCTACAGGTTCAACACTTGCTATAATGATATATTTTTGTTTCTGTTCATCTTTTTCTGATGGATTAGCGAATATTACATTTTTAGGATGTAATACTTCTCCACGCATTCCACCAACATATGGTGTTTGCATTCCACCACTTATGCTAGAATCCCAAAAATAATGATAGATATATGTTCCTAATTGAACAGCACTGTCTTGTGCTATATCATCTAAATTATCTTCTTCAATTTCTTTTGATATGTTATCAGCGAATTTAGTAAAAATATCTGCTCCTTCTTCTGACTTTGATAATAAATCGCCAAATAATTCTGATGGAGTAAATACCATTTTTATACTGCTAGACAAAATATTAGATTTTTTATTCTCTGCAATCATTGAACTTAAATTAACAACAGGTCTAGGTAATGCTTTTGTTCTTTGTGTAGGTGGTGCCCATTGGTCACCTTCCATAAATCTTTCGCATTCATCCCATTCATCCCATAAACCCATGTCTTTTAGATATTGGATTCCTTGTTCAAATTGCTTCCATATGATTGTTGCTTCATTTTCATTCATTTAAATCGCCACCTTTATTTTGTCTTGGAACACCATACAACCACTCACTAATTAAATCTTGAGTATTGTTTGTGGGTTTCTCTTCTTTTTCTGATGTTTTCTCTACTACTTGATTGCTAAAATACTTCTTTGCAAATTTCATTACATATAAAGCAGTAATAAAGCCACCAATAAAGAAAACCATAAATAATGCACTTATTAAGACTACCATCTTATCACCTCTCCATCATATGATTCTTCAACTTCTGTTTCCAATTCAAACGGAAGTTTTATGTTTTCTTCTTTTTCTATCTTTTCAACTGTAAATCTTTGCTGCGTTCTAATGTAGTATGTTATTGCTAATCCCATTATTAGGTCGTCATGTTCTCCAGGTTGAGCTTCTGCTCTTCCTTTTTCATTAACAATAAATACTAACGCTTCTCTTAATGTGTCTATATCATTAATCCACCAAATATTATCTCTGAACACTTCTTTCAGTATGGATAATATAATAGGTCTTGTCGCTTTGTTAGTGACAAAACCATATTTATCTTGTACTTTCTCTGATATATTATCTTCCAATTCTCTTAAATAAATATTAGGATAATTATATTCCTTTAATTTCTTTGTTGGATATGTACTGTAATTATTTTCTATACCAATTAATGCTTCATTATAATATATACCAAGACAATACATTTGTCTTGCATATTCATCTTCATCCAAATCTTTTTTTAATGTTGCTACTTGTTCACCATTGCTATTATCAATAACTTGTCCTGTGAATCTATCTGAACCTTCTCCAGCAGTATCTCCGCCTTCTACATATGGATGTCCTTCTTCTACATACTTATATATCTTGATATATCCTTTTTCATCATCTTCCCAACTAATGTCTGATATATCATTTCCTTTTAATTGATATGAAAAGAAACCAGTTCTTAATGGTTTCATATTTTTTAATTTATTTATTCTATTAATTACTATTTCTTTATTGAAATAACAATATCCTGTGCTGATGAATGCTTCTTCTGGTGTAATAGGATATTCTTGTTTAAATTGTTCTATATCCCCACTGCAATTGTTTTTAATACACCATCTTCTCCAAGTTAATTGTTCTAGTGTTAAATTGTAATTTTCTTGTAGCATTCTTTCTTCAGAAGTTAATTCAAAGCCATTATAAGGCATTTGATATTCTTTTAACTCATTCCATCCTACAAATAACGGTACAAAATCATTTTCACCATTAACTGCTTTATCCCACATATCTTTAAAATATTCATAACCATTTGCAGTAGATTCTATTATTATCATTGTGCCTGGTAAATTAGGAACCGCTTGCAACAATCCTGTCATTGTTTCTTTTTTATCTCCAGGCCAGAACGCTAATTCCGATATATGTAAATTAGTATATGTATATGATCTACCAACACCGCTTGTTCCAGCTGTCATACATCGTATTTTGCTGTTTAATCCAGTTCCATAATCATTATTAAAAACTAATTCTTTAGCATTACTTGCTTTAAGTGATGGTTTCATTTCTAATGGTAGTTTATCATACATTAACTTACTCATATTAAACAAGTTCGTTGTTGCGTCATCTTGGTGAGTAATTATACCTGTATTAACATTAAACTTCGTAGTTGTTTCTTTGAATAGTATCGATTCTGTTACTGTACTGAATCCCATTTGTCTAGCTTTAAGAATTATGATTCTAACTGGCTTATTTTGTTTCTTTTGTTCCTTTATTACATCATATAATCTTTGCTGTGGTGAATTTAACTTGAAGTCAATTATTTGATTTGCTTTATTTTTTATCTTTATATATTTTTCTATATATTTCTTGGTATTAATATTCATCATTACCACTTACTTGTTTAATAGCTTCTTCATATGTTATCCCTAAATTACCTTCTATCTTCGTTGTATATTGTCCATCCATTTTATTGAGCATATCAAGTGCTTTTAATCTATCACTCATATATGGATCGTATTCTTTAATTTCATTATCATATTCTTGTTTTACTTTAACATCACAATTAATTACTTTTGTAAGCCAAATCATTCTTTCTTCTGCAGTCATAATAGCTTTATTTTCGAGTCTTTTCATTAATTCTTGATACCTAGCCCTTATCTTGTCCGAATTAAATAATTTGCATGCTTTATTGTCAATAGTATCATCTGCCATGTTTTTGGCATTATAACTTTTTTTATAAGCTTCTCTTTGGCTCATTCCACTAACTATATTTTGTATAAACTTTTCTTGTTTTGGTGTAAGCATTTAATCACCTACTTTTTTTATGTTTCTTCTTCTTTTTTCTTTTATCTGCAATGTCATCTTTGCAATATTTGTAATCACTACATACCTTGCAATTCATTTGTTTCATACATTTATTCCAATCCATATTTATCAACCCATTTTTATTCTTTTTTAGACGCATATTATTTAATATTTGCTTCTTAATATAATAAAAGACGCATAATTGCGTCATAATTTCAAACTGGTCGCCAAGATGGGATTTGCACCCATGATCTTTAGGTTATGAGCCTAACGAGATGACTAACTTCTCTACTCGGCAATATAAAGACACTTTAGATTGTGTCTTAAAAAGGAAGTTATACATACACCCTATGAAAAAACTAGTAAAGGATAGGTATATGTTTTCGTTTTAGTAAATACTGTACTAAATAATATATTGTCCTATCGTATGAATTCTACATTATGTGGAACATAACTTACTCCATTATGGAACACCTCAAAGACTTCTAGAATTTATATACTATTCAGTACACTATCTCTAAATGATAGTGCTTAGGCTAAGTATATGTGAATTTTTATTTTTCCACGATACTATTCTAAACCTAGTTTTGTGCAATTTTGTGCAATTTTAGTTTTTGTATAATTTTTGTTTCATTTCATCAATAAAGTAATAAGTTTGTCTTATAGAATAACCTATTAAACGATAAAATTTATATACAGATTTTCTTTCGATCCATTTATAAATATAAATCTTATCATATACATCACCATTAGTTCTCATTTCTGCTTCCTTCTTTTTGAGTTCATAATTTAACATATCTCGTGTATTTCTGCTTTGATTGATTAATTTATCAATTTCATCTATTTCGCTTGTATAATCAATTAAATTTGAGTCTGATGATGTGTTCCCACCAAATGTTACTACTTCTTTATACTGAGATGCTTTAAGCATTACTGAAGAAATCAATTTACTTCTTTCTTCTAGCGATTCATTATATCTTCTAGATGCATCTTTATATTTTTTTAATAATTCATGATATTCTAAATACATATCTACACCCCTTTGATTACTTTTTGTATTTCTTCTTCTGTGTATCTCCTGTTCTTGTAAGGACAATTTAATTGCTTTTCTCTTTTGTTTATTTCGGCCAACATTATTTGTCTGTTATCAATTGTTGATGCTAATTTAGTTTTATGTTCTTTGAATTTGTTTATTCTTTCCATATCGTTTTTGATATTTCTTCTTTGCTCCCTGATTGTTTTCAATTCTCTTACATATTTATAGCACCATAGCATATTTATTTTATTATTTTCTATGAAGTGTAATAAGTCTTGTTCTCTTTCGTCACATTCACTTAATAATTGAGATAGACCACTGTCATATTGATCTATTTCATTTAATATTTCTACTGCTTGTGTTATCTTTTCTATTACATTCATTATCTTCTCCATTACTCTTTATTAAATTATCATATTTTCTATGAAAATTTTCTCTCATTTCTAACATATCAACTTTAAAATTTTTATCATCTATAAATATTTCAATAAACATTTGAAACATTATAGTAAAATCTACTGTTAAAACAATTGTTGATATAGTATTTGAATTAATAAACATATTTATTATTACTAATACTACCATAATAGATAAAATTAATGTTCTTTCTTTTTTATTTATTTTATATAAATCATATTTTTTATGTGACTTTGCAAATTTATATAAATCTTCTTCTGTATGTGTCTCACTTGTCATAATTGCCTTATTATCCTTGCTATAATAAATTGGATCTCCATTTTCGTAATTTCTAAATAATTTCCACTTTGTTATTTCAAGTTTATCTCCCTCTAAACTTACTGACAAATGAAATCTTTTACCTAACATTTTTCTAATTTTGGATTCATTTTTCATTTTATTTACCTTCTTCCTTTAATTTCAATAATTCTACTAATTTTTCTTCGTTATGCTCAAAGAAATATGGTTCATTTCTTTGCCATAGAACTAATGCATGTCCCATTTTTCTACAGTGCTCTCCGCCAACTTCAATTTCTTTTGCTCTTTCCAAATCATTCATAAAACTTTCTTTTGAATGGTCTGCTCCTACCAACATATTTACTCCTGGATTCACATAACAATGTATTTGGTTATCTTCTATTTTTGCTATTGAAATAGCTTCTTCTTTAGTAAGAAGTATTACTTTTTCTTCTTTCATTCTTCCTCCACTCCATAAGTTAACCAGAATACTGCTTCTTCTAACTTTTGTATTGCAATATCTTGTTCTCTGGTATAATTATCATACTTTTTAAGTAAATCAATTAATTTATCTAAATAATCTACTATACTAGAAATATCGTGTATTATTTCTTCGTTATTCATTTATTTCACCTAATGTTCTATTTACTTTAAATGAATAATCTTTTTCTTGCTCTTCTAGTGTATATAATATTGCTTTTTTTATTTGGTCTAAACAAATTTGAACGTCTGTTACTTCTAGTTTGAATTCCTTTAGACTTTCTTCTGTAAAACATCCTTTTCTTAGTCTTTTGCAAATTTCCTTTGTTAGTTCACTCAATTCTTCTATCCAAATTATACTTTGATTTACAAATCCGTAATGTTCTAATATTTTGTAATTATCATTTAATATCTTTTCATCCATCTATATCACCCCATGTACTTTATACCATTTTTCATCATGTTGTTTTTGAATATTTAAATCATATTCAATATCTTCTTTAGAATATTTCTTTGATCTTTTTAACCATTCATTAAAACATTTTTCACAATATGTATCTCTTAATACATAAATAAGTTTTAGTTTTAGATGTCCGCCTTTACCGCAACCATCACAAATACCTAATCCACCCCATTTTAAACAATCTATTAGTGATACATCCACATAACTAAATCCTTGTGGAGTATATTTAATTTTTTTGTTCATCTATATCACCTACTGTCTCATTTTATTTCTTCAATAATATCCCAATATTCTTTTTTACATAAATTATGGTCGATAGTTATACTATTTTTTTTCAATTCAACTAATCCACATAAACACTTAGTATTATTCTCTAATATTGTTTTGCAATATTTGCATTTTACTTTCATTACAATCTCCCACTAGCTTCTTTAATTCTTGATAATCAAATGTAATCATTAAGAAATCTTTTTTATCTTCTTTTATTAGTATTGATGTTGTAGTTGGTTTTCCTGTTTTACCATCAATAGTATAATTAACATCAAGTTTTTTATTTTCTAATACATTTATTAGAGTATTTAATTTGCCATGGTATGTTAAATCTATTTTCATTATTCCTCCTAATTATCATAGTATTTGCAATCTAAGCCATACCATATTGCATATACTTCTTGTTCTATTTCTTCTAATGTCATATCCTTATCTATTCCAAATAATAGAATATTCATTGTATATTTATCTTTTTCAAATTGTAAATCTACTTCATACCCTTTATATGATTTACATACATTAAAATTTATAAAATACTTTGTTTGACCTTTTTCGTTTCTAAATCTTTTTTGGAAAAATCTATCCCAACCTCTTTTAATACTTGGTGTTTGATACTCTTTATAACCATTTTCTAATAATAGTTCATCTGTTATCATATTTTCTCCTAATCATTATCTGATATTTCTAAGTAATCTAGTAAACTAACATAGCAGTCATAACATAAAGTACATAGTTTCTTATTTTCACAACCTTTATAAGTAAATATTCCTATTCTATCTGGTTTAGATGTTACTCTTCCACATTT